ACCTTTCTGTGGAGCTACAGAAGCCAGCTTATTATCATGTAGCAACCACTGTTGATGTGAGGATAGAAGACATGGAATTTAAATCCTTCGCATCGCCCCATGGAGCCGGGGGGTTTGGGGGAATATGCCTCTTGACATTGCGGGAGATGGAGTAAGGGATCTGTGTGGCATTCATTTTTCCTAGCCGTAGAAGTTGATAGTCTTTTAATAGGATTGGCAATGCCCATCGCGGTTGCCTGTATTGCTGGTGTAGTCGCTGTTGTAAAAAGACGAAACCACACAAGTGCAGATGTTGTTGATCCTAATGACATAAGAGCAAATCAAGTTCCTGTAAAATTTTGGCAGGACCGTTTCGATGCGATTCACACGGAAGGAGACGAAATACTCAGAAAACAAGACCAGATACTCAAAGCTCAGAACGAGATGCTCCGAGAGCTTGCCGTTATTAAAGTAATCCTAACAAGCAGAGTCGAACGTAGGGAGCCACTATGAGCTTTTACCTGCTCGATCATCCTAATCCAAATGGACAGCATTACTACACAACCCGCCGGAAACCTATCCAGATTATCGTTATTCACACCGCAGAGAATCTGCCTGATCTTGATCCGCCAGATGAGGGTGCTGACTTTGTAGCCAGAATCGCAGAGAGAACCTCAAGGAGTGTATCCTGGCATTCCACAGTGGATTCAGACACAATCATCCCCATGCTTCCCGACACCCATACAGCTTGGCATGTTCGTGGCTATAACTCTATGGGGCTGGGTATAGAGATAGCTACTCAAGCTCGAAGATGGTCAGACCTACCACAGGATTTCTCTGATGGGCTTCTAGACCAGACTGCAACTGTAGTAGCTGGATGGTGTAAGAAGTGGGCCCTTCCTGTGGAATATGTTTCGCCTCAACAAATCAATAGAGGATCACAAGGAATCACGGCTCACAGTGTACTCGATCCTACACGGAGAAGTGATCCGGGGTGGAATACAGATATGTGGACAGATTTCCTAGATAGAGTGGAGAGAAAGATGAACGGAACAGATAGACCTAGCTTCGGTGAGCCTAGTAGGGTTCATCTGAAGAATTGGAGATGGGCTGAGGAGAACAAAATCATAACCGAGTTCTCGGATCCTCATGCTAACACAACTAAAGAGGAATTGATGACCTTCCTCAACAGGTTTTACAAGATGCTTAAGAGGGAGGAACAATGAACGGTACACCCACTAAGAAAGTTAGTGCTGGAGCACTGGCTGGAGCGGTTACTATCATTCTCATCTGGGTTGTAGGAGAGGCTACATCAACAGATGTGCCAGGTGCGGTTGGGGCTGCAATCACAACGATCTTAACCTTTGTGGCTAGTTATTTTGTGAAGGATTCGTGATCGAGTTCTCTGTCGATAGAATCCATGAACCTAGAGCATGCCTCGGTCGATCGTATGACACGGGCATATCCCCCCTGAGCAATGATGCGTTTCAGTATAAACCTCTGCCTCTTAGTCAATCGTGATCGACGGCTAGGCAGCTTAACTTCAACTCCAACGAATCTCCCACGGTAACACCCTATTATATCGGGGATTCCTGTGGTCTGAGATACTGAACCATGGATCTTAACCCACCACCCACCGTACTGTTTGAGTTTATGGAGAATCTGACGAGTGAGTACGGATTCTTTCATAACCTAAAGAGAGGGGAGCCCCCCGGAGGGGGCCCCACCTATGCGTAGCAAGCAAAGCATCTCAAAGGAGAAGCATGCCCCTATAGTCTATAGCTCCTCTTCGTCTAGGTCAATTTCCTCATCATCCTCTTCATCATCCTCGTCGTCCTCATCTTCATCCTCTTCCTCGTCGTCATTGTCACTGTCATCATCGTCGGCATCTTCTTCATCCTCGAACTCTTCGTCCTCTTCTTCCTCGTCCTCTTCAAGTTGATCCTTTGGGAATAGATCATTGATCTCGGAAGAGATACGGTTGTTGTAAGGCTCACCATCAACAACCTCAACGCCACAAGTACGATCCTTGAGTCTACCAAGAGGGATCTTCATTGTAGAGTCCTTAGCTTTAACACCAAGAGCCTCAAGAACCCCTCTAAAACTCCAAAGTGATTCATCGGTCAGGACCGTATTGTAGTACAGATGAGTACCGTTGTACTTAGCATCTTCCACAATCTCGAAGAGCCAAGTGACCATTGGGTTATTAGTATCCTTGGTTGTACCAGCCTGAGCCCTAACGAGCTTTACTAGGTACTGACCCTCAGCAATACGGGCCCTCCTACGTCTTTTTGTAACGCCTTTAAGGTTAACAATGACCGTGTCTTTATCTACAGCCTTTGCAGTACCTGCTTTGAGTCTGCTTGCTGTACCTTTTTTCTTCGGAGCCATCATCCTACTTTCTTGGAGGCTGCTTCTCTTTTCTGGATTAGTCTTAGGATTTTCGGTACGGTGACGTTGTAGGCATTACGAGGAAGCCATGGTTTCTTTACTCCGAGCGGCGTTACTCTCTCACCTACGAGTAGATCAGGATCCCTAAACGTCATACCATACCTAATAGTACCCTCTGCTTCTATGTCCTCTTCGTTTTCCTCCTCATCTATAAACGTCCGTGCCAAGATACTTGGCTGTGCTGTTACGAAGGCCCGTATCTGGGGAGTGAAGTCTGGGATAGAATCCACCCCCATCTGCTCCGCCTTCTCCTCATTCAGGACTCTCTCCTGTGAGGTGTATATCAAGTGCATCCCTCTGGTTGCACAAATCTCTTCAATCTCTTCCATGAACTCGGTAATGAGAGTGGCTAGCCTGCCCCATGTACGCTGGTCAGTAGTGCCGGGAGCACGGGCATCATCTCTAGCCTCTTCATCTCGGTTGATAAACCTCATCCCCACTCTGGTAAGGGCAGACATAGTATCAACCACAGCGGTTTCTCTATCATGATCTCCATGCCTGAGATAGTGAAGGAAGTCATACGTGTCCTTCCACCTCATGGGTCGATAGAGAATTTTGCTACCTGACTTACGGACAGGGAATAACTGAACCCTCGGATCATTCCTAACTACAAGGGCACCTCTCTCTGCCATGAGCACGATCGGTTTAGGCCCGGTGCAAGCAAAGCTGGTTTTGCCACTCTTAACTCTACCCCACACCATCATGTTGAGAAAGTCAGGGACCTCAGTAGCTAGAGCTATCCTACTCTTTACGAGGCTAAGTCTTTTTTGGCGTTTGTTTTCCAACTCGCCTCTCCTTTGCGTACTTCGATTGCTGGAACTTGCTACGGCGCATGAACTTCCCATCCCCTCCTAAAAGCTCAACCATGCACAGGTCATGGAAATCACAGTCCCATGAGCAAGACATAATCATAGTGCGTGTCCAAGGGTCTTCTTCAGGCATAGCCTCAGCGAACTCAAGATAAGATTCAATCTCCTGTGAGGTATAGTCCATCTCTGCAATGAGGCGGTTCTCTACTGGCCCTGTCTTATTAACCCTGCTCCTCTTGAAGTAACGGTTATCAACCTTCAAGGTTCTCAGTCTTATCTTCCACTCTGAAGGAATCTTGGGCCAGATATCTGCATAATACTCCTTCAGGAAAGCTGCAAGGGTATAGTAATCAGTATCAATCCTCGCCCTAGAAATGTTACCGTCAAGATTTATCTTGGGTACAGTTGGGTCCTTAGTCCTAATATAGTTGAACCCAAAGTAATCTACATCTAAGCCAGCAAGTCTCAGACCCCAGGGATACAGACCTGATTGTAGGTCTTGTATTCTCCAGTCTGCATCGGGCAACCCCTTAGTTGACTTGTGATCCCAGCATCCAATGTGATCTGTGGACTTCTCAATAATTACTAGGTCTGGCTTAAATGAAAAGGTGTCACCGCTCTCGCTGATAACCTCAAACGTTTCCTCGACATGCAAGATTTCCCAGTCCTCATCTTGCTCTCGCCAATGGTAGAGATAGGCCTTCATCATTCTCTCTGCCTGATCTGGCAGATCACCATAGAACTCTCGCTCCTCTAGGAGCAGAGATTTGAACTGACGAGTGAGCTTGCGGTGCTCTATCTCCCAGTCCCCACCCTTATAGTGAACGGCTAATAAAGAGTGGAGCCAGTTGCCTCGCTTAAGTGGTAAGCCAGGGAGTCTTGACTCCAGTTCCTCAATGTGTTTGTAGTAGTACTGGCGTTTGCATCTTCGCCAAGACTTAATAGCCGACTGGCTTATGGTTAGCGGCACTTCATCCTCGGTTCTGCTTGCTCGTATGTAGTATAATATGCCCTAGTCAATGGACTCAATTACCATTTACCACACCAGCACTTACAAGGACATTTGGAAAACCGACACTTACCATTCATATGGAATCTGTGGTAAGAGAACCCGTGACCACAGTCAGGAAAGGCACAGTAGACTACATCCTCAACGTCTGATCTCCTTGGCACCCTCACTCCAGAACCTTCCTCCTTTGGCATCCGCCACGATCGGGACTGTAAGCCTGCATCCAAAATCTTCCTCCAGTGGTAGGTTCTCCATCGTGTCTAGGATGAGGGGCAGCACATCATCTACAGCCTCGTCTCGAATCTCGAAGATGATAGAGTCATGGACAGTGGAGATCATCCTAGCTATCTTGGGGTCTAGTTGTGGGTGAATGAGTATCATGGTCATGAGATTCATATCCGAAGCCAGAGACTGAACAGGTGAATTAATAGCCTGTCTCTCTGCCTCTGCTCTGATTTCCTTGTTGTTCGAGTCGATGTCCCAGAGATGACGCTTCCGACCAATGGGAGAGACAACCCATTTCCTACGATGAGCGGCACGGCGTTGTCTTGCATGCCAACCCAGAAGTTTCTTGTACCTTCGGAAGAAAGTGTCCCGTGAGTTACGAGCCTCAGCTTCGGACACTTCAATACCATAGTTGTCAAAGCAGTAGGATCTAAACCTAGCCCAGCCCATAGCGTAAAGATATCCAAAGTTAACAGACTTGGCCATCTTCCTCTGTTCAGGCTTGATTTGTTTCCTTGTCAGACCTGTAATAGCCATAGCCATCTCCATGTGAATGTCTTTACCCGTCAAAAAAGCCCGCATCATTACGGGATCCTGACTCAGGTGGGCTGCGATTCGGAGTTCAGCCTGTGAATAATCGCACTCCACAACTGTCCATCCTCGTCTTCCTCCCACGAGACCACGTATGAAAGTATCCCGGGGGACCTGCTGAAGGTTAGGGTTTTCAGAAGATAACCTCCCAGTGACCGTGTGGAAGGGCTTGAAGTGACAGTGAAGCCTTCCTCTACCATCCATAAGCTGATCCCATGGATTAAAGTACCGGGATTCGTAGAGGGCCCAGTGTCGGTAGTTGAGAATGGCATCAATCACCCCATCTTCATCAAGGTCTCGGAGTCTAAGCAGAACCTCCTCTGCTGTGGATCCTTTACCTGTCCGGGTTGCTTGGATAATAGGAAAGTCGTGGTAGTTATAGAGAAGGTCTGCTGTCTGCGGTACAGAATTGGGGTTGTAGGGTTTCATATGATCCGGCACAAACTCTTGGAGTTGTTCGATTGCCTCTTCTATCTTCACCCCATTCTCAATGCGGCGCTTCTTGAACTTCTCCCTGTGGATGGGAAGACCCACCAGTTCTACTTCGGATAGGACATTAGCTGCGGGTAGAAGAAGCTTTTTGTAGAGGTGATAGGCAAGGGGTTCTTCGGTTCTCATCCTCCGTCGCATGATTGATTCAAGGCGGAAGGTATAGTCAGAGTCCTTGCCCCCATACTCTACAGCGGCCTCGAGATCCGCATTATACATATCCGACTTGTCTACGGTGTCCTTGTAGGGCTCAGCACCTATCAGGACACGAGACATATATCCCAGGTCCTTGATATTATTTTCGTCCAGGGCATACATAGCGCCCATGGTATCGAACGCCTGACGTATGGATATACCACTAACCTCTAACCCCTTCTGATCGAACATCCCATTGTGCATGATCCAGTGTGGTATATCCTCAATATAGGGCTTGAGTATACGGAGAACTGCTGCTGGGTCTTTCCAGCGGGCGTCTTTGTTCCACAGAAGAACTACATAACTCTTCCCCGCTCGGAGCGTGATATTGAGGTGTGATAACCTGAAGCTAGGATCCCACCATGCTAATCCCCCGCCTGGAAATCTGCCCACCTTGGGATGATTTGACCAGGTCTCAATGTCGATCGCACCCTTCTTAACCTTCTTGAGTGCAGTAACCAGTTCCTTGAGAGATTCCTTGTCGTTAACAGGAACCGAGATCGTCTTGACCGCCCCGTATTCATCTCTCACTAGCCTCTTAAAGACTAGCAAGGCCTCCCTAAAGGGAGCAAGGTACCTTGGGTTACGAAGTACTGCTGCCGGATGAAATGCTGCTACCCACTGTAATCCGTGAGCTTCAAAGGATTCACCATTATACTTAGTAATTCCCTTTCTTCCCAGGGTGGCTTGCAAACCACCGTTACCAAGAGCCAAACCATATTTTGGAGAAATGAGGGCCAATTCATGGACGAGATACTCGCTCGTACAGACACGGATCTCTCTGGGCGTAGGTGTACGGTTATCAGTAGGTCTACACTTAACCCCGTTCGTGATGTAGAACTGATTGCGGTGAAAACCAAGTGGAGAAAGCTCATCCCAGAGTCTTGTGCCAGCTGCCCCACTAAAAAGTTGACCTGAGGATTCTTCGTGACCTCCCGGAGCTTCGCCGACAATAACCATTCGTCCACTACTGAGTCTTTTCGTGGCGGGGTTGATGGGGATGCAGACACGGTCAGTCTCTTGGTGTAAGGGACATTGTTGACATTCTGGATTGGTTAACTTGACCAGATTTGATGCCAGCTTCGTCAAGGATACGGAGACCTGTGTTGTCTCGGTACCAGACATCATAATAGAGCTCCTTTATCCCAGCATTGATTATTAGTTGGGCACAGGCAACACAGGGGGATGTTGTGGTATATAATACTGAACCATCCAGAGCTAGACCATGCTTGGCTGCAAAGGCAATGGCGTTTGCCTCTGCATGAACTGCCCGAGTGCAGGGGGCTAGGTCATCATGCTCACAGTGGAGCAACCCAGAGGGAGCACCATTGTATCCTGTGACGATTACACGCTTGTCTCTGACAATTACGGCACCTACATGCAGTCTCTCACACGTCGAGTGAGAGCCGAAAAATCTTGCTAGATCCATATAGTCTACGTTATCAAGGCTCATCTTTTCTTCCTACTCTTCTTCTCGATGGCTCCGCATATCTTACGGGCTGATGTTTCACTTCGACCCTTCCTGCGCTGGGCTGCAACACAGGCGGCGAAGGTTTTATACGGTCCGACTGGCATTTTCTGCTTCCTCCTTAAGTCGATCTCTTTCTTGGGCAAAGATGTGAAGGGATGATATATGAACGACCATTCGGCCTGGGACAGTAGAGGTTCTCTCTGATACCCACTGAAGTAATCGGGCGGTAAGGTACATATCATCCCGGAAATATCTAAACCAGTCGCATGACCTCATGTAGTAGACAACCTTGAGTTTATCGCCTCGCCTCATAAAGTGGTACCCAAGTGAGCATGGTACTCTTTCTCCATGCATAGCACCAGTGTCCTCAGGAAACCACACAGGTAGATAAGCTTGGCGAGTATATGGTCTGTCCTTTAGGAGTTTAACTAAATCCTCAAGGTCTCCATTCCCATATCTAATACCCCCAGGCATTTTTATTATGGGCCAGTATCTTTCCATGTAGGTGTGACTAAATCTCCCTTGAGGCATGTGATCCTCTACACCTTGATCGTACCAGGGCCAGTTCTTATATTGCTTTCCGGGATTTAGAGGTAGACCTGCTACTCTTTCTTGGAAGTGATCCTCAGCCCAAGGTAGATTAGGTTTCATGATATCTTGAAGAGACTTCATATCTGGAGGCATTGTGAATCCAAGAGTGACGTCCTCTAACTCATAGGTTTCATAATGAGGTAGATCACCATCCTTTAACGATTGCCATTCACCCACATCGACAAAGTGGCCATGCAGGTCAAACTGTTGGAGAACTCTGTCATAGGCTCTTGTGAAATTATACCTCATATCCCTCTACCTTACTAAAGTCAAGGCTCTCGACTGGCGTTGATGGTACATAGATGCCTTGTTGGTACTCTTCATAGCGACGGCGGATCCTCTTGAATGGGCCATAGATCTCTTCATCTACAGTCTTACCATCTGCCTCGAACTTGAGAACCTTTTCCCACCATCGCCCTATGGAATGCCAAGTTGGGAGTGACCATACATCTTCGTGTTGGTCTGGATGTTCAAGAACCTGCATCAAATCAGGTTGTGTGTATAGGTAAGGGAGAGACTTGAATGAGTGGAGTTGCAAGACATCGAAATGCCACTGAAGACGTATTCCCACAGGTGCTTCTTCAGCAATTTCTCTGGCGAGGAAGTGAACCAATCCCATATCGAGTCCCAACATATAGGCGTTGTAGGAGACTCTACTGTGGACCGTAAGAGTGGGCTGTACTTTGTCATTCCTATAACTTCCCCTAAATGTACAGGCCAAGAGACAGTTGCCCCATTTGTGCTTCCTATCATGGCGAGTTACTCCCTTGAAGTGAAGGTTTGTAATAACCCCACTTCTTCCTTTGTCTCCGTAAATAATTCTGGATCGCTGGATAAAAGCAGCCGTCTCTGGCCCATCCAAGTACTCTCTCGTAAGTCGTGTCCATCGGGATGGGTTAAGCCAGACCTCTCGGAGATCAAACTGAAAGTCCATTGACTCCGATTCGAGGATAACGTTGTTAAGGTTAGTTCCAATTCCCAGTTCAAGGTCTACCTCCTTCTTGTAGAGATGCCAACGAGTTACATCGTGCCATAGCTGAGTCATGTCAGGGGCACGGAGTATTTTAAAGGTCAAGTGCCATCCACCTTGTTCTTTTGCCAGTCTCTTTCTTTAACCTCTTGCCACGCAAACTTAAGGCAATTTTCCAGATCATGACCGTTGGTATTACAGTAACTGGCGAGGTATATTATGATGTCACCAATGGCGTCTTTGATATCAGCCACGTGTTTTGAATCCTCACCTCTAATGCCTTGGCTCCTCTTTAGATGGGCGTGGGCTAATTCTCCCACCTCCTCTACTACTCCCAGTAACCCATCGTGAGATAGACCCCCAGGAAAGTTATGTTCAAGCCAGACCTTATGTTCTAGTTGGAACTTTCGTAGATCACCCAATTCGTTTCCTCCCTTTTGCTAGTGCCTGATTCCACTCAGGTCTCTTGTCCCAGCTAGCATATGATGGGAACTGACCCTCAAGGCGATTGAGTAATTGGAGCCAGGGCATAGTATTTCTGTCCCACTCGAAAACTTGAACACGAGAACTACGCATTGCTACCATTAGAAAATCGTAGGTGCTGGCTATAGCCTTCATCTTATCTTTAACCGAATTACCTGTGAAATCTTTGTGGATTCCATAGGGTGCCCCCTGATAACTACAGAGGATAACTAAAATGTTAGCGCTATTAGCCCAACCTGTGATCTCAGACAGATGATTGAGACCCCGGACATTACCTCTAACGTTGTGGCCATAAACAAGCTCACTGATCTCTGGTACCCTATCCAGAACTGTAAAGGCTTGAAGACCTGTCTTGGATCTAACGTAATAACCCCACTCTGCTTTCCAATCAGCATCACTACCTGCTGGAGACTTGTGATACTGGGCAAAGGGAAATAGCCCTAACAGAGCCCTTGCTAGTGTCGTCTTGCCTGACCCATCAGGCCCTTCTATTACGATTGTGGCCATTCTTTCCTCTCTTGCTTGCTCTACGTTATTGTATTATATCCAGCTAGTCCCGGTCAACTACTAGTAAATCTGGGTCATCCAAAATCATCTTTTCTAAGTTCCTTTTCTCTCGAAGGGCCTGGTAAACTAACTTGTCCACAGACCCTTGCATGTGAAGGTGATGAAAGGTAATAGGCTCCTTTTGTCCCGATCTTTCCAATCTACCTCGGGCTTGACTATAATTAGCCCAGCTAAAGTCCGTCGAGTAAAAGATCGCATTGGAGCAAACATGCTGGAGACCATCGAGAGCTTCGCCAGAAGCGATCTGGATAATCAAGGCGTCCTCTTTGTCAGACTCTATGAAGCGCCGTACCACCTCCTGGCGCCGTTTGTGAGAGACCCCACCCTTTATGACCAAGTCTGTATTTACCTCTTCAGCGATTGTCCTCATTTCCCACTTGAACCTAGCGAAGATGAGGAATTTGAGTTCGGCTTCTCTCATCCCTATGACGAGGTCCTTAAGGATTGTCATCTTGTCTCTGTGGAACTCGATCACCGCACCCAACTCATCATGGACCGAGCCACCTGCCATCTCCTGGAGACGCAGCAACTTGGTGAGGATAATGGGAGCTTCGATCAGGTGACGTTGCCAGACCACCATGCCCTCGTCGGCGAAGATTGAATAGGCTCGGTGAGGATTAGGACTCATTAAGATTGGGATAATTGTGTCTGTGGTGGGGGGTAGGTCAAGACAATCTCGCTTACGGACTGCACTGGCCAATGGCTTGTATCGCCTCTGAAGGTCGTTGATATTCTGATAGCCTCGAAGTTCCCACCCTGATCGGCCACCCCAAATACCGTAATAGTTACGAAACTCTGTCCAGGACATATCTTTGCTTCGATGTGGGTGCCGCCAGATACTCGGATCAATACACTTGAATTGCGAATAAAGGTCCAAATAGTTCTTGCTAATTGGGGTTCCAGAGAGGATGATAACGTGTCGGGCACGGTCTCCCAAGATATGGGCGGCTTTGCTTCGCTTTGCTGTGGCATTCTTCACCTTTTGGGACTCGTCAAGGATTAGCAAATCTGGATCGAAGTTCTGAAGGGCCTTCATTATCAGCCAGTCACAGTCTCTCTTAATAACCGCATCATAATTCAAAACCTGGATATTCATAACCGATGGGGGAAGGTCTACTAGGGCTTGCATAATCTGATCGGCTTTGTCAATTACTTTACCTTCTGGTACATAAAGCTCCCAAGCAATACTGCTATGGATATACTCCGCTGATTGAGCGGACCAGACCTGTAAGGCATTGATAGGGCACAGAATGAGGACCCGATCACATTTGCCTGATATGTGCAGAGCGGAAGCAAAATCAAGAGCGGTCTTAGTCTTACCAGTACCAGGTTCCCATAATAGAGCACCATTGCCTCGTTGCCAGAGCTTAATCAATCCCTTTCTTTGGTGTTTGTAAGGTTTAATTTTGGGCTTGAATCTCATTCGTGCAGGCGTCTATACTCATCCATTACGGACGCATCTACTACTACCATCCCATCATGAACGAGGTACTCTGAGCCCATTTTTCTAGCAAGGGATATTATTTCTCTTTCTCGCTCTCCAAGTGGTTCAGTCGGGCCCTCTGCCTCTTCATAAACTTCTCGATAGCTCTCTCTTCTCGGCTCGTCTCCTGATACTTCTTGTTCCGGTTCTTGAACGCTCTCAGGTTGCCCATACCTCTCCCTTACTATTTCACTGACCCTTTCTTGAAAGCCCTCATCTTCACGAGAGGGGTCAGATTGCCCAGAGTAAATCTCCTCTACAGATTTGCCAATGTCTTTTGCTTTACCTCTTATAAATATGCCTTTTGTAAATGCCTCTATATTTTCTACGGCATGTAATATCTGGGCTAGTTGATCTTCAATGCTCATAGCTCCTCCTTACAGGAAATTGTTCTTGGTCACATAGATATTGTTTATCGGTATACGACAAACGGGACAGCGCTTAATCTCCCACCAGGGGTCATAAAGGAACTGTTTAAACTTACGGCAGAATGGGCACCATTGACTGCCCGCCTCATTCATCCTCATAATGATATAGTCTGGCACCTTTGATCTAGGTGCCCCATAAGCTCCTTGCCTGCTTACGATCGTTACCTCATGGTCCGGGTACTTCTCCTCGAACAGGACAGCTAGTCTCTTTGCCTCACTGTAGAACTGGACTAGCTTACCTTTGTTCTTGCCTTCTGGACTGGTGACTATCAATCGCCATCGTATCTTGTCTGGTCTATTTGCTTGCGTCCATAGTGGATATTTAAGGTTACCACTATTATCCAGCAAGAGAGGGTCTGAGCGGTTTAGATAACTGTGGTCATTATCAACCCTCTTCAATATAGAACCTCTTTCGCTTGCCCTCCGTTTCGACACGTATCTCTCCTCTCTGAATGAGTTCCGCTATTTCTGACCTGAGCTTTTTTTGTCCCATCTCTGTCCCTTCAGATAGAGATCCATATGTTGATCCATCGGATCCGGATTGGGTGATGAGATAGAGGATCTTGTTCGTGGAGGCGACGGGGCCACCCTGTTTCCAGGCATAACCACTTTCCCCGACGTTCCCCATACTGAGGGTGTATCCTTTGGGCGGAGGTGCAAGGCGCTCCCGAAATTCAGACTCCACAACAATCTGTATTCCCTGGTCAGTGACTTTAGTTTCCAAGTAGAGGCCACACTCCAGCCAACCATATATTGTGGTGCTGCCCAAAAGCTTAATGCCACCGACCCCCCGCCCACGTTTATCCAGAGCTCCTTTACCCCAGTGATGTACGACCACCACTGCACAGTTATATAAGTTCCGAAGCTGAAGTAGCCAGGATAGGATAGGACGTATATCTTTTGCCGAGTTCTCATCTGCTCCTCCAATCATTAGGTATAGGGGATCGAATACGACCATCTTTATCTGCTCTTGTTGGATGATAACCTCGATGGCTTCTCGATCTCCCTCTTGGGACATATCGAAACCGAAGTCGTTGTAGAACATAATGGGCAAGGCGGGCGGGAACTCTACTACCACAGTATCCCGGTGCATACCTACGCTGCCTGAGTGCAGGCCTCGTGATTTCGTGATTCGCCATAGTCTGTCTCGGAGCAGGGCCATAGAGTTCTCCTGCTGTACGATAAGTACAGGCCCTACCCCTTTAGGGTTGACCGGGAAGAGATTTAGGAATTTGGTTTCAGAGGCAATAGAGACGGATAAGTCGAGAGAGATGAGGCTTTTATAACTCTTGGGCAGACCAGCAATAATGCCATGGGAGCCGAGCGTCCACCAATCTTCAACAAGCCAGTCTGGCTCAGAAATCGTTGATGAGAGGAGTTGAGAATAGGTAACAA